TTCGACTTTATGGAATACGGTTGCACAATATTCTTTACCAGCGCAGTCTGGGAACTCTGGAAAATTTCTAACTACAAATGGAACGGCAGAGTCATGGGCAACTGTAGCAACTACAGCATATTCAAACGGAACTAATACAGCAAACTCAAATAAAATATTCTATAACACATCTGGAACGCCACCAACTGGCACTGCAGCTGGCGATTTATATATTTTCTACTAGGATAACATATGACTATAAAAGCATATGATGGAACAACATGGCAAACACAAAAATCATTAAAGATTTATAATGGTTCGTCTTGGTCAACCGCAAAACAAGCATGGATTTTTAACGGAACGAGCTGGTTAATAAATTATCCAGAGTCTCCTCAAAATGTATCTGGAGCATCTATATCCACACTATCTGGAACTGCAGGAAGAATTGGTTGTGTATATATTGCATCGGTAGGTTCATGGAATTCAAATGATGCATATATTCCCACTTCTTATTCGTATCAATGGACAAGAGATGGTTCAGATGTAGCTGGTCAAACAAATAATACTTATACTACAGGTGCAGCCGATGCTGACAAAGTAATAGGTTGTAGAGTAACAGCAACTAATTTTAGAGGAAGTACTCCATCTTCAGCAACTACAGGGCTTCAAATGCTAACACATGTCTCATCTTTAACTGGATCAAATACGACACTAACAGTAGGTGCTCCAACAGTTTCATTTAATCCAAATGGCTTAAGCTATAGCGGATCTTGGAACCTTGTACCAAATGCAACTACCTATGAAACCACGTCTGGAGGAACCGCAGGATCACCTTCAGTAGATGTAGGAAACAGAATATTTAGTGGAACTGGAACTGCAGGAAATGCATCATTCTCAGTAAGAGCGGTAAATACAAATAGGAGGATTTCTTTAAGTTGGCCAGCAGCAACTGGGGCAACATCTTATGATCTTTACGTTAACGGAGGGTTTTTTGGAAATGTGGGTAACACAACAAGCTATCCATATACTCCGCCTGACGACAATGCCAGAAACTTTACCATATATCCTAGATCATCAGGAAATGTTCAAGGCTACGGAGCATCAGTAGCATCAACTATAGCAGCACCAGCAACACGAAGCGATTATGGAACAGGATCAGGAAATCTTGTCCAGCCTAATGCAACTTCTCCTACATTTGCTAATGGAAGTGCAACTACTTCAAACTTATCTGTATCTTGGGGCGGAGCAACAAATGCAACTAAGTACAGAGTATATTGGACACAAGGATCTAGCATATCTTTAGATCCAGCCGTGTCTTACGATGCCCCAGAATGGACGGGAACTTCTGCCAGCTATAATGGATCATTTTCAGAAGGAACAACTTATTATTTTTATATATCGGCATCAGGAGATAACAATGTTTGGACCCCGTATGGATCATTTAAAGCATCAGGTACACCTGCTATAACCGCTCCAGGCACTCCCTCTGTATCTATAAGCAGTATTACTGCATCTTCATTTTTAATATCTTGGGGTGCAACAGCTGGCGCTGATTCTTATGCGGTCTCAGTAGGTACGTCACCTGGCGGTAGCAATATATTAAATACGTCTGGAATTACAGACACATCACGTGGTGTTACTGGGCTGTCTGCATCAACTACATATTACGCAACAGTAACTGCTTACAAGAACATATACGGGTTTGGTTCCCCTGGCTCTGGATCTGCAACGACTACTCAATCACCAACAATAAACTTTGGGACACCAACAAGGCCAACATTTTATCGAAGCGGAACAACAGTTAAGTGGGGAATGGACAACCCATCATTTTCAGGTCCATTCGATCCTTATGGAATAGAATGGGAAGTTGGAAACAATGCGTCTACTGGCAACATCTCATCTGGAAATACAAAAAGTTATAATACCAGCTATATCTCTACTTCAGGACTGGGATCAGTTTGGAACTATATTGTTGGTACTCATGCTGGAGATATTCCTGCAACCTCAAGCCCTAGATATTTAAGATTTAGGATATACGGATATAACACAGTTACTAATGCGTTTGTCGATGGACCGTGGTCACCATGGTCACTCTAAGGAATATGATATGATATCTAAAGAAGAAAAGATTTTTATTATAGATGGTTACCTAAAATCAAAAGGTGCTGAAAGAACTATGTTAAATGATAGGATTACTCCTGACTTAACTCAGGAGGAGCTTGCTGAAATAAACCTCAGCATAGAGTCAATAGATCAAAAGATTCAAGCCATTGAGTCTGAAAGAATAAAAATAGAAGAAGGAGAATAAAATGCCAACATATACAGTTCTAACAAATGATGAGAAAGCAGCAATTGCTCAAGCAGAAATTAGAAATCTAGAGTATCAGATGTATACACTTGAAGTAAGACTTATCGCAGAAAATGCAAAGTCAGACCCAGATGAAACAGCTGTTTCAACTTTAACTACATTAATTGCTGAAAAGCAAACACAAATAGCAGCACTTTAATTAAAAGAGGAGGATGGAATGTCATATAAAAATAGAGTCTTAAACGACTTTCCAAACTCATTTTATTTATTAGATGAAGTGCAGTCAGGTGCTACTGACACATACACCGAGCTGTTATCTCAATATGCAACATACCAGGCTTTAAAAGATAGCGGTATCACATACGGACAAATAAGCGGTCTAGAGATATATGACTACTCAGGTAGTTTAAATAATGGTACCGCTTCCTTTGCATCCACAAAAGAGATAATGCCTTTAGTGACAGGGTCCGTAAGAGGAACTGAGCTTTTGACATCAACAGTAATTAATTATAGCCCTAAAGGAATTGCAACAAAATACTATAAAGATAATTCTTTTTCTATAGAGGCATGGTGTGCACTTCCAGGTTATAGCACAAGCACAACAATAGTTGGAGATGTCACTAATAACATTGGAATATTTTATCAGAATGGTAATATTATATTTAAAGTCGGGGCTAATCAGGTTCAGGCTACAGTATCAAATTCTGAAGTAGTATACATAGTTGCTATATTCCAAAGCAATATTTTGTCGCTATATATAAACGGATTAATTGCTGATGCATTAGAAATAGACTCATATAAGTTTTCTAATGAGTTAGTTGCTTTTCAAAGTGGGCCAGCATCTGGAAGAGTTGTAGTAGACTGTGTCGCATTTTATAGATATGCACTATCTGGAACTCAGATATTAAATCATTACTCTGAGGGAACTCAAGAAGTAAATATATCTCAAATTGTGGCAGCAGATAACGGATACCTATTCAGCATGAACACGGAATCAATTAGGCCTAAGTTTATATATTCATACCCAACATCAAAGACATGGTCTGAGGTGGCAACGGGAGGAATCTCAATATCTGATGACAATTCATTTATCTATATACCAGAAACAGAAACTTCAGCAACGGCATCATTTACATTTACTGACTACTTCATTGTCCCAAGCTATTTAAATATCGATACATCCCAGATCCACTGGAGCAATGATGTAACTGGAATTCTTGTAGAGGCCAGCATCGATAATATTACTTGGCGGACATGCAAGAATGGAAGTCCTCTTCCTTATATCAATAAGAACGATAATCAATTTTCAGAGATAGTTTATTTAAGGATAACTTTATCCTCTGCAGATACAAGTAAATATCTTCCAGTTCTTAGATCCCTAGAAATAGCCTTCTATACTGGAAAGAACTTTTATAGCGACAACTCAGGATATTATGTATCCTCTGCATATGACTACTCTCTACCCAAGGTTAATAGCAAGACCCTTTCTTATAATAAATACAATGGGCTTGTTATGTATGACGGACATGGATTCTCATTGAATTCTATTCCCGCCGTTTCTTGCATAGAGATGATATACACCCCACAGTATAATCAGAATGTCTTATTCTCAGGAGCTAATAAAAAGTACGAGTGGGATAATACGGGGCTAATAACAAAGACAGGGATCTCCTCAATTTATGTCAATGGCATAGATAGGACGGCGGAAACAAATGTCTGGAACTTCCTAGTAGTAGATACCCCACACCATATTGTAATAAATCTAACATCAACAGACACCAACATAAAATTTAATCAAAATCAGAATGACTCCAAGTCTGGGCTGGGCCATATGTATAACAATGTAGCCGTATATGAGAGCACCTTGTCCGTAAATCGGATATTAAACCATTACCTGCTATATACTGGGAATACAATTAATCAAATAAATGACACATCCTTTTCTATAGTAGAGTCATCTTTAGGTGACGATTCGACCCCATTCTTTATAACCGTGGTAGAGCCAGAGTCAGTTACCATATAGTTTTGTCCATCTGATGTACAAACTCTAGACTTTAGCACGAAATAATGGTATGATTTATGTCTATGGATATGAGCAAAGCTAGATATAACATTAATGAAGAAGAATCGATTCTGGGCATATATGTCTGGGAAATGCCAGATGGCAGATGGATTGGAGACGATGATGGGAACTTTCTTTCGATCACGTCCAAAAAAGGTAATAGATCCAACATCGATGCTTTGGCTAGAGAAGTTCGCTCGTTCGGCGTATACGAAGGCGGGCCTAAATTTCTTTCCGCTAGAAGGAAGATTGACGATGAAGAGTTCCAGCATCAAAAGCAAAGACTCGACTGGGGATTAGTTCCAGATCCATACGATATAGGAAACTATAAAGACGAAATGAAGAAACTAGGTGGTTTAAGATGACAGTAGAATTTCTTGGTGAAGATAACTCAGAAAACATTATCGACATATCAAATACAGCAGATTGGTTTTCTTTTAAAAAAGACGAAAAGAATAATGACCCATTTGCAGTAGGCCTAGAAGACCTAAAGAAGTTTAGAGGCTTAGGCTCATCATTTAAGCGCAGAATTAATAGAGAATTCTCAAAGTCTTTTACTGGCATAGATGAAACAGGAACACAACAAAATCTACTTGCACAAGCCATAACTGGTTATGCAATGTTCGATCTTATTGAGCCTCCATACAATCAAGAATACCTTTCAAAGATATATGAAATTTCAACATATAACTATGCAGCAATTAATGCAAAGGTTGCCAACATTGTTGGCCTAGGATATGACTTTGTTGAGACAAAGAAAACAAACGATGCCTTTGACTCTATTACAGATGATAAACAATTAGAAAGAGCCCGTAGAAAATTAAACAAGCTACGCCAAGATGTACACGCCTGGCTAGATACAACCAACGATGAAGATACATTTACCCAGACCCTGATTAAGGTTTATACAGACCTAGAAGCAACAGGAAATGGCTATATTGAAATAGGAAGAACAACAGGCGGAGACATAGGGTATATCGGTCATATCCCAGCAAAGACAATGCGTGTTCGTAGACTAAGAGATGGCTTTGTTCAACTACTATACGGCAAGGCAGTATACTTTAGTAACTTCGGAGACAATGAAGTAGAGAACCCAATCGCTGGTCAAGAAGATCGCCCAAATGAAATTATTCATTTAAAGAAATATACACCAATGAACAACTACTACGGTATTCCAGATATTATTGCAGCACAGGTAGCCCTTGCTGGAAATGAATTGTCTGGCCGCTATAACCTAGACTACTTTGAAAACAAGGCGGTCCCAAGATATATCATTACAGTAAAGGGAGCAAAACTTTCTCCAGAGTCAGAGCGCAAATTGCTAGAGTTTTTCCAAGTTGGATTAAAGGGAAAGAATCATAGATCCCTATACGTCCCACTTCCAGCAGACAGCCCAGACTCAAAAGTTGAATTTAAAATGGAGCCTATTGAGGCTGGAAATCAAGAAGGATCATTTGAGAAATATCGTAAATCAAATAGAGACGAAATTCTACTTGCCCACCGTGTTCCAATTAATAAAATAGGAACTCCAGAGGGGGTTAATTTAGCGGTAGCCAGAGATGCTGATAAGACATTTAAAGAGCAGGTTTGCCGACCAGCCCAAATGATATTAGAGAAAAAAATCAATGCAATATTTGATGAAAAGACAGATGCTCTGACTTTAAAGTTTAATGAATTAACTTTAACCGATGAAGACACCCAATCTCAAATCGATGAAAGATATTTAAGAATGCAGGTAATTACTCCAAATGAGGTTAGAATTAGAAAAGGAATGATTCCTGTTGACGGTGGAGACGAGATGGTTGATTTAAAGCCACAGCAGGCCGCCGACCAAAGGGCAACCGCTGGAAAAACCAGAGCTAGGGATTCCGAAAGATCCGCAGCCTCCTCCGATAAAATAGGAGAAGGTCGAAATGCCAAAGGCGACGGAAGACAGGTCGACTAAGTCCACTCAACTGTTATTTGCTTTATAGTCTATAACGCTATAAAATTAAGCATATGAATATTGAAAAGTCTTTATGGACCAGTGACGGGAACGTTATTAATTTATCGGTGCCTTTTACTAAGGTTAACCGTGAAAAAAGAACTGTTTCTGGATTCGCTACTCTAGACAATATCGATCAAACTGGAGATGTTGTAACAGCGGAATCAAGCCTCAAGGCATTCGAAAATTTCCGTGGAAACATTCGTGAGATGCATGGATCAAATGCAGTAGGAAAGATGGTTTCTTTTAAGCCAGAAACTTTCTACGACCCAAAGTCAAAAGAGTTCTTCAATGGAGTATATGTTGATGCATACATTTCAAAGGGTGCTCAAGATACTTGGGAGAAGGTTCTAGACGGAACACTATCTGGATTTTCAATCGGCGGAAAGATTCTTGAATCAGATAACGAAGTAAACAAGGCGAATGGTAAGACCGTAAGATTTATTAAGAACTATGAACTAATTGAGCTTTCTATTGTTGATTCACCAGCAAATGAACTTTGTAACATCCTTTCTATTCAGAAAGTAAATGGACAATACATTGCTAAGGGAATTGCAGTAGGCGTAGTAACTGAAAACATATTTTACTGTGAAGACAGTGATTCTGTTTTTATCTCAACAGATAAAACATACGACTCTCCAGTATCTGGAAAGCCAGCGGAATTAATAGGATGGGTTGAAAGCTCAGACGTTAATAAAGCAAAAGAGATAGACAAGATTCTTGATGCATATAAGCATTCAAGATTTACGTTGCCTGAAACACAAACAATTGCAAAACAGGCAAACGCAGAAGGAGGTAATGAAATGTCAGATAATACAGAAAACGTAGTTGTCGAAGATGTTGCAGCAGAGGCACCAGCCGAAGCAGTAGCAGAAGAAACAGCCGTTGAAGATACAGCAGTAGTTGCAGATGATGCAGCTCCAGCTGAAGCTCCTGCAGAAGCAGTAGCAGAAGACGTTCCTGCCGAGACTCTGGAAAAAGCAGCCGAAGTATCAGAAGATAAGGTTGATGAACCTGATTTTGCGAAGATGTTAGGCGATCTAAAAGGCTTTTTCTCAGAAACTCTAAACAAGGCATCTGAAGCAAATGCAGCACAAGTAACAACAATCCAA